CAATATTTACTTTATTATCTTTCATATGTTTCTTACCTATTCTTTTTTCATCTTCTGTTAAGAATAATTCAGGTTTCTTTGAAGCTAAAGTTAAGTTAAATAATTCAGCCATTGAATCTATTCTTGGTTGTTGATTTCTTTTATCAGTATAATCTTCTGTCATCTTCCCTAAGAAATAATGTTCATCATAATTATCAAGAATCTTTTCAAATTCCGTTCTATTATATGAAGTTGAGATGACTGCATTCAAATCTGTATTGTGAAGTAATACATCATGTGCTTCAGGTCTTGTTGAATATGTTATATTAGCTTTTGGATTATTCTTTCTTATTTGTTTTATTATTGCAGTAGACATTAATATGTCTCCTAATCCTCTTCCAGATGCTTCATAGTTTGTATCAAATAATATTCTTATATTTTCTTTTTCTACTACTACTGTTTCTTTTTTTGTTGGTAAAACATCAAATTTTGTTAAGAATGGAATACGATATTTATCTGATATTCTTTTTGCTTCCATTTTTCCATCTACACCTAATCCAACTACAAAATTAAACTTAATGTAGTCTATACTTGATTCAAAAGTATTGGTGCCCATAAATCTTGGAGATGTTGCTACATAAATTATATTATCATTAATAATTGGTTTAAGTGGAATTTCTGTTGACACAAATATTATAAAAAATCTATTCTTTAATAAAGTATGAACTACCCTACTATATTCATTTCTATCTAATATTCTATATGAATTAATTAAAGCGAGTTTGTATTTACCTGGTTTAGGTTCAATGACTTTACTCTTTCTAGAAGTTAAATCGAATCTTGTTCTTTGAGATACTTCGGAGATGCTGGTTAACTTTAACAATACCTTGTCCTCCTAATTTAATTAAAATGTAATTTCAAAAAGTATTCTTCCCAATACTCTCTATCTGTATTTGTATCACCATGACATTTTTGACATAAGGTTACTAATTTATTTGGGTCTAACTCTCTCTTATTATAAGTAACATGATGTACTGTTAATCTTCTCCCATAAAATAAAATATGTAATTCTTCCTCAATACCACAAATCTGACATTCATAGTTATCCCTCTTTCTAATGCTTTCTTTTAAATCAAAGTTAAATTCAAATGGGTAGGGTTCAAAAGTAATTCCTCCTTGCCAATTCCAATGTTTGTCTCCTTGCTCACTTAAACCTATTTTTCTTTTGTGTTCCTCAGTGATGTGATTATTACCTCTTTTATTTTTGCAGAAGCAACATTGACAATCTAGTTTATGGTGTGCTGTTCCCGCATTCTTTCTTTGTTTTTCTTTTGTTGCTTCAGGAGTTACATATCCAAGATGAGAAAGACTAGATTTTTCACGAGATTCTTTTGAATGATGTTTCCCTGTCATCCCAGAACTATTATTATTCAAGCTAATTTTTAATCTTGATTCTTTTGTATGATGTTTTCCATAAAAAGGACCATTTTCTCCTTTAGTTTCTCCTCTTTTAGTCTTACAAATATAACAAGTACAATTAGGACTATGTAAAGAAGCTTCTGGAAATAATTTTCTGTATTCTGCTATGGATATATTATGCTTTCTTAGAAGATGTGAATTAGATGTTGTTTTGAAATATTTTTTACAAATTTGACATTGTATTTTATTCTTCATTTTCTTTAATACTTTAAATTTTAAAAATGGGGGATATTTCTATCCCCCAACTATATCTATGTTAAGATGAAACTATATCTATTCTTGCAATTGCGTCATACTTGCTGCTTGTTATATGCCTCAATTTAAAGTCAAATCTCTCGAAGCAGATGAATAATTGAGAATCTCTCTCTATGTCATCTTTTCTCTTTATTTGAATTCCTCTACCTTGACCTATAACTGGTTCCATTCTAGGAATAACTATAGCCTTGTTAGAGTCGATATCATCAACATAACTAGATGAGTAAATACTCACACCATATATTTTAGGAAGTGTTCCTTTCTGAACTACCTGAGAACTTCCGAACACATCATTCTTTACACCCCTATCAGTTCTAAGATAATGGGCAAATTTATCTGAGCAAATCAAGATGACCTCATCTCTTGCATAAACACCTAACTCTTTGATTGCTTCTGAAATAGCATCAGACATTGCATAATCAGTTGCTACTGCTGCTGTAACTGTAGATGTATTCTTCATTGCATCAGTTGCAGAGTAGAATAAACCTTCTACTATACTAGTGAATGTTGAAGAACTTGCATCTTGTGCTGTTACTGACAACATAGCTTTCTCTTCAGCTCTGGCAAATGCTGTACCAAAGGCTTCGAGAATTAAATCAACAACATCAAGATTACTATCATTGATATCATCATTTGCTACTTCCGCTTTTGCAGCTAACTTACCAGGAGTAAGTACGACTGCTGAAGTGCTATACTCAAGTTCATTTGCGGCTGTAATTACACTTGCTCCAACGCCTCTTCCAACTTGGTAAATATTATCATCATCATAAGCAACTGACGGTAATGATAAATTCTTACCAGGAACATTAATTGTTCTAAATAGCTGACGAGCTATATTTTTCTCATAAATCTCTTTTATGATTTCATCAGAAATCACCTTAGGTAAATAACTATCCCCAGTAGTACTATCTGGCGTGAACAATTCGTCTTGTCCAAGCATTGCTGCCTTTGAAAATAAAGCTTCTTTAAAAGCTTTCTTCATTTCTAATTCCATTTACATATCCTCCTTATATCCTGTTTTTGAAAAATTCATTCTTAACACTTTGCTGCATATCTTTATCTAATGAGTTCCATACCTCTGGAGTATTCATAATATCCTCTAAAGACATTGACTTAATTTTTTCAAGCATTTTTTCATCTTCAGTTGATTCTTCCTTCTCTTCTACTGTACCCTTTCGTTTGGTAACTATCTTATCTTCTTTCTTTTCTTCTTTTTTCTCTTCCTCTTTTACTTCCTCTTTCTCTTCAACCTCAGTTGATTTAACTTCTGTAGTAACTAAAGATTTAATTTCAGCTAAACCATCAACTATTGCTTTAAAAGATTCAATCACTTTCTCTTCAAATGATTTCTCTTCTATCTCCTCTTCCTTCTTCTCTTCTTTTACTTCCTCTTCTTTGGTTTCTTTAACCTCTTCTTTCTCTTCTTTTATTTCTTCCTCTTTAAGCTCTTCTTTAACTTCCTCTTCCTTCTCAATAACTTCTTCTTTAATCTCTTCTTTTTCCTCAACCTCTATCTCAAGTTCTTCTTTGGCTGGTTTCTTTTTTCTACCCATATCATCTTCCTCCAAATTATCCTCTTTTATATTTTTACCAATCATTATTGCACCACATTCAGGGCATTTAATCTTATTACAAGGAGTTCCTTTTACATGTGCTATTTCTTCACCGCATTCGGGACAAACACAAATACTAGCTCCACCATCACCCTGTCTAGCTCCACCTTGCCCTTGACCATCACCCCTAGCTTTATCATCTAAAGATTTTGATATAGCTTTACTAACACTTGTTATTAAAGCTGCTGGATTAGCTGGAAGTCCAACGATAGAAACTTCAAACAACTCCATCTTTGTAATATTAGTTAATTCTCTTCCTAACTCTTTATCCATAACCTGCTTTGTTTCTAAGAATCTTCCACCAATACTAAAACTTCTTAATATTCCTTCTTGAAGTAACGTCCAAACTCTTTCAGCTGTTTTAGATATTTCTACTTCAACCATCATCTTTCCATCTTTTACTCTTGCATCTAATACTTTACCGACGGGAAAATCACTATGTCTATGTTCATAAAATACTGTAGGACTATTTATTAAATCTTGAGCTGCCATCTCAATTGCTTCTGCTGTTATTACTTCATACTCTCTATCTACATCATTAGTTGTTGCATAACCAATTACAATTCTCTTATTATCTTTATTAGCTTTAACTTCTAAATCTTTAGTAAAAAATTGAAAATCAGCTTTACTCTTACCTATTATATCTTCTGTAGTTATTTCCATATTTTATTCCTCATATATAAAGAAAATTATTAAGTCAAAAATTTTAATCTAAAAATTCAATCTTTTTAGTTTTATTATTAACTACTATTCTACTACTCTTACAAATATTTAATATTTTGTCTTTATCTGTCACCCTAATAACTTCTGAAGCTATTCTTAAATTTTCATATTTAGCACCTACACTAAAATTTTCTTTTAATTTTATTAGTGTCTCTTCTGTGTCTGGTTGTGTTCCTGATGTAAAACATAATTCACCTATCTCAAAGTTAGTGGGATTACCATGACAACTCTTTCTAAAAATCTTAGCTTTGTTATATATAATATACATTATCTATTCCTTAAGTTAATGTTGCATTCACATCTTTTATATATACACTACTATCTGCATCACCAGTTTTATACCCATACCATTGTATGTACCAACTATGTAAACCCTCAGCTAAAGTTGAAATATCAAAAGATATATTTTTAAGAACCCAACTGTTGTGGCAACCTTCTGAAACTGAAGCACTATAAAGAGCTTCACATCTTGCTCTTGCTACTACAACTCTACAACCTGCATTATCAGAAGGTTTAAGATATAAAGAAATAGTAAGAGTTGAAACACTTGAATCTTTATACAACCCACCAAAAGTATATAAGTCTACCCAACTCCATCCAGTTGTTCTTGTATGCTCAGTTGCATCTGCCCATACAGTTGGATAATTTATTTGTGGTAATGCTTTTATAGTTGCCCCATCATATACTCTTATATTACTTGCATCGGCATCTCCTGTTGATACTAATGGAATACCATAAGTGGTTACCCCTTTTAGAATTCTTAATTTTTCAGTAGTTAAAGTCTTAGCTCCTATATGAACTAACCCACCTCCATCTTGCATTCTTAAACCAATATTTGTGTAATCTGAATATGCCATTATAAATCAGTCCTAAACCAAATCTCTCCAACTGTAGGAGTAGCTGGGTCATCTGTTCTATTTTCTATTCTCATATTTATTGCTTGGTAGTCTTGGAAGTCTACATTCTTAACAGAAGATAATTTTACATTACTTCCATCTTCTTCCCATAATACTGAGTAAGTAGGTAAACTAAAGAATCCTTTTGTGCCTCCGCTATCTGTTCCATAGTATTTTGAATTTCCTGGTGATGCACTTCCATTTACTAATTTTACAGTTTCAACTCCACCATCTTTTAATTGAAGTAAGTCTCCTGCTGATATTTGAAATACTCCTGTATCTATTAAGCTGTCTAAATATTGTGGGGTTGTATCAGCTGCATCTGCTTTCATCTTTCCATTTGAGTTAGCATCTGGAACTACTCCTGCTGCACTAGGTAATGAAGCTAATCCAGTTATAGATGTTCCATGTACTTTTGATGCTGTAGTTATTTGAGCTAATTTAGTATCTACTAATCCCATTGCTGCTGCACACTTCGCATTTGTTATTAATAGGTTTGCATCTGTTCCTAAAACAATTCCATCCCAATTTGCTCTACAAAGAGCTGGAAAATTTGTTAAAAGTTCATCATTGCTTGGGGTTGCTGCTGAAAATGCCATTTTATATCACCTCTCTATTTTTTCTTATCATATTCTTTATAAACCTTACCTAAATCGTAAAGTGGGCTGCCATATTCTTTTAATAAATCCATCCAACAATTAGTATGCATTAATATTACTTGAGCATAATTAAAAGCTTGTTCAGGACAAGTAAATACTCTTGGTGTTCTACTATTTAATATTACTTCTCCTTTAATCATCATGAACGAAGGTACTTCAATTGGTTTACCACATTTCTGGCAAATCAT